GACTGACTGGAACTATACCCAAAGAAGATTTTGAGCGAGTTAGTATATTTTGTAGCCTGGGTAGTGTAGTTGGTAAATTAAGTGCCAGCGAATTACAAGAAGCCGGGCACTTGGCCCGTTGCCATGTTAATATTGTACAGTTAATTGATCATGTTGAGTATACAAATTACCAAAGTGAACTTAAATACTTAACAGAAACAGAGGGCAGGCTCGATTATCTGGCACAATTGATACAGTCAGTTAATGAAACCGGCAATACTCTTATACTAGTAGATCGCATAGCAACAGGAAAGCTGTTGCTTGAAAGACTGGGCGACAGGGCTGTGTTTGTGTCTGGCAGTACCAAAGCAAAGGCGAGAAAAGATGAATACGATGAAGTTGCTGTCAGTAGTGATAAAATTATTGTTGCTACCTATGGTGTTGCTGCTGTTGGTATTAATATTCCTAGGATATTTAATCTTGTGTTGCTTGAGCCGGGTAAATCCTTTGTACGGGTTATACAATCAATCGGGCGTGGTATTCGCAAAGCGGAAGACAAGGACCACGTCCAGGTCTGGGATATTACCTCAACCTGCAAATTTGCAAAAAGACATTTAACAAAACGTAAAGCATTTTATCGAGAAGCAAATTATCCATTTACAGTAGAAAAAGCAGAGTGGCAATAAAGGTTGACTTACGGTCAACTAACCTATAAAATAAACATATGAGAATACTTACATTAGAAAATCGTAGTTATGAAATGAATGAAATACCAAACGAAATTGACGAACTTAATTTCTGTGTATTAGATAATAGTAATCCCAAAGACCCCGACTACTTTTATATTCCATTGATCTTTATGGAAAGTTTTAACAGCCCGGCTTTGGTATTAAAAATTGGCAATCATGTTATTAAGATGCCAGTGGATTGGCAAATATTAATTGGTGAAAAAGAAATGGGTGACCTAGAAGTCATTCCATTGACAAGTATCAATGATCGTGGCTTTAGTGCGTTTGCATTTAATCCTAAAACAAGTTTCCGCCCAGATTTTTATCCAGTGGAGATCATGGATATCTATCAAGATGTTAAATGGTATTTCCCAAAGTTAAAACCTGGACAACTGTTAGCAGTACCCTTAGAAGAAGGCGTCGACGGTCCTATGTGCGTATATTTTGTTAAGGATATTAGTCGCCAAAGCGAAGTGGTAGATTATAATAAGGTGTGGTAAATGAAAATAGGATTTAACTGTAGCAGTTTTGATCTGTTACATGCCGGTCATGTAACAATGTTAAAGATGGAAAAACAACTGTGTGATTATTTGATTGTGGCTTTACAAACTGATCCCACAATAGATCGTCCAGGGGTTAAAAATAAACCTGTACAAAGTACATATGAGCGTTATATACAACTACAAGGTTGTCGTTATGTAGATGAAATATTAGTATACGACACCGAGTATGATCTTATGCAGTTACTACAAACACAGACCATACACATTCGTTTCCTAAGTGATGAATATCTCAACAGAGATTTTACCGGCAAGCAGTTTTGCACGGACAACAACATTGAGTTACACTATCATAAGCGTGGGCACAACTACAGTAGCAGTGAATTACGTGCTAGAACTGCTCGACTTGAAAATGCCAAAATTGTTGGATCGGTAGAAACTGCATTACCACAGTATAGTCCAGAGTTGATTAATAATGGCTAGGATATACGAAAGCCCAGACAACGGTGAAACGGTGTATGTTAGAGATATGGGTAGTACCGATCGAAAACTACACTATGTTTCGTCTAAGCAAACTGACCTCTTAGAACAAATGTGTGAGGATCTACTGTGGGGCAGTATCAGAAGAACAGCTCGTATAGATCCTGGCTTGCAAGAATTACTAGATTGTGCTATAATGTATTATAAATTAAAATATGACCACAGATAAATTATCAATTGCAAATGAAATGTTAAAGTTTGATCAAAAGGATCGGGACTTTTATGACAGCCTCACAGCAGACGAAAAGAAAAAGTTTAGCCCATTCTTAATGATACGGTGGGGCGCCTTGGTAGAAGGTAGTTCGGAACTACAAGATTATTACTTAATAAGTACCAACGAAAGACTTAATAAAAATTTCTTTGATATTAACACTACACACCATAAAAAACTACAATGGCTATTGGCTACAACTGTTAGTCCAGGCATGGGCCGACAACGTCATACTTGGTTAGCTGCTAAAAAGCGTGACTCTTCTAATAACAAATCAGAAAAGTTTTTGCGTGAAATATATCCCAATGCCAGGGACGATGAGATTGCTTTAATAGCTCGAATAAATGATAAATCAGAACTTAAAGAATTAGCACGAGCACATGGGTGGGATGACAAGCGAATCAAAGAATACCTGTAGGTATTGCGAAAAAAGTTTCCGCAAAGAGTCAAGTCTTGCGGTGCATTTGTGCGAACCCAAGCGTCGTTGGCAACAAGAAAAGGAAACCGGAGTACAGTTAGGGCTCAAGGCTTACCTACGTTTTTATGAAATAACACAAGGGTCAGCTAAATTAAAATCGTATACTGACTTTATAGCAAGTCCTTATTATAACGCCTTTGTTAAGTTTGGCAGATATAGTCAAGGTATACGTTGTATCAACTTTGCCAACTATCTTGAGTGGTTACTTAAAAATAACAAAAAAATAGATAACTGGTGCTCGGATAAGTTATACGAAGAATGGTTGCCTGGTTATTTACAAAAAGAAGCAGTACAAGACGCACTAGAAAGAGCATTAAAAGAAATGCAGTCCTATGCAGATGACCACCCAGATCTACGAAATGGCTTTACTGACTATTTTAGATATGCTAACAGTAATCGAGTTTGTCATCATATTACTACTGGCCGTATCAGTCCATGGATTGTGTACAACTGCAACTCGGGGGTAGAGTTTCTTGAAGGTCTTACCGAAGAACAAATTCAAATAGTGTTACCATGGATAGATCCCGAGCATTGGCAACGCAAGTTTACAGACTATATGGCCGATGCTGAGTGGGTACGAGACATATTAGTCAAGGCAGGACTATGAATACTGTAATTAGTTACGAAAAAGAAGGCGCAGCAATAATACCTGTTACAATTACGATACACAATGATACAGATATTTTATTTTCTAAAAAATTTCAATTTGATAAAAACAAAGGAACAGTTGAATTTGAATGCACTCGGCCAATGCATACAATATGTAATATAGATTTAATAGTAACCGATGCAAGAGTAATACCAGATTATATAACTATAACTGGATTTCAATTTGATAATTTTTGGAATCTTAATAAAATGTGTATGTTTGGGAAAAATATAATTAACAATCAAATTACTATTGAGAATGGAAATAGTATATTTTTTATTGGAACTCTTCGTTATAGTTTAGCACCAGGATCGCTTTCTAATTCTTTTTTTTATATATGAAAACAATACATTATCTACATTTTGGAATGCCTAGGTCTGGTACGACTTGGTTATTTGATCAATTGATAAATCATTCAATGGTTGATTACAGAGGAATAAAAGAACACAAATTTTTTATAGAAAAAGGGACTCCACTCTCGGAGTACATTGATTATTATAAATCATTCAATATTAGCATTAATATGAATCCTTTAAATTGGACAATGGATAATCAATTGCTATTAGAATTAGACTTGTTAGTTACCCATTATTCAATTGGATTTCGAAATCCCTATGAATTCCTAAATTCTTGGTTTAATTATGCAAATTTTAAAAGTCATAGGTCAGATTTTTTTGTAAAAGAACAATTAGAGTTAAATATGGCAGATTATAAAAAAATACTTAAAAGAATAAAAGATCATGTAGGCAAACAAATTCTTGTTTTAACATATGATGAATTAATATCTAACCCAATTAAATATTTGAATACCGTAACTGATCATTTAGGTATTTCTAATCACAGAAGGCCAACTCTTATTCCTATTAACATGTCAACAGAAAAACAAAAGTTGCAATTTACAGATAAAGAAGTTATTATTATTAATAATTTAATAAACAACTTTTCAGACTACATAGATAAAGATTTAACACATTGGCTAAGATGAAATTTCGCTCAGATATTGACATAGACTTTCCAGATAGAGAACTAGCATTAACCTATCTTGAACATCATCCAGCTGGTATAGTACGTGACGGTAATTTAATTAAACACAATTCGGGTATATATGTAACTGCGATTCCCACCGATCCATTTACAGGTATCGCTAGTATAGATTACAAGACTGCAGAAGACCGTGGGTATATGAAGTTAGACTTGTTAAATGTATCATTATATACGCAGATAACGAGTGAACAACATTTAGAAAAGTTAATGGCACAAGAGCCTGCGTGGGATAGATTGTATGACCCTGAGTTCTGTGCTCGATTAATTCACATTGGTAACCACTATGACTTGCTATTAAAGTGCCCTGAAGCAGTTAACTCCATACCAAGACTATCTATGTTCCTAGCATTGATCCGTCCAGGAAAACGTAACCTAGTAGGCCGCAATTGGGCCGATGTTGCTAGAACTGTTTGGGATAAAGATGATGAAGGATATGCGTTTAAAAAAGCTCACGCTGTAAGCTACGCACATCTTGTAGTTGTTAATATGAACTTACTAGGTGACTCGACGAACTAAGGTAATTGATCTGCGTTTACTACGCTTTTGACTCATTTCTTTGAGACTTACTAGTGGTCCCAGTTTAATGTCCACGTCCTTGCTGTTCATAGTCTTAACAGCAAATTTAAATTCCGTCCAATCCCCTTTTAAAAACACATTAATAGGAATAATCCTATTACTTTCCCACCACCAAACATCGGCAAACTGTAGGAATCTGATCTTTTGCTCGGGATCTCTCAGAGCAGCATAGTCATAAATTGTTGTAATTTGTTCATCGGAGTTTTGTACTATGCCTACATAGTCATTGCCGCCATAAACAAGATAGGTTAGATACGGGTATTTCTCTAAAAGCAGTTTAATTTCTTCCACGATTCTCGCTAAATATGTTATAAAGGCAATCAAGAATGATCACTATCAAAGCATATTTATATCCAAATACTGCCCTGGTACAGGTTTTTGATCCTACAATTTTTAATGTGAGGAATAGAGTTGTGTACAGTCGACCTATAAAAGTTTACCAGGGAATAGATAACCCTATTCAAGTTATTGTAAAAAATCAAGATCAAAAAGCAGTTGATCTTACAGGATATACAGTGCAGGCAGACATACAAGATCCTACCAACTTGGTTACAGTAAACAGCTATGCTATAACCTTTACGGACATTACTAAAGGGTTGGCCAACTTTACCATTGACTCTGACACTATAAATAACTTAGAAAACCGTTTTTACAAACTAACATTTAAAACTATAGCCACAGGTAATTTACAGGCTGCACCTGTTTATATGGATGATAACTATGGTGTGCCATTGGATTTAGAAGTATTACCAGCTTACTATTCAGCAACTAC